CAAATGGAGGGAATGGTATGGATGGAAAACAACCACTTATTACTGCTTCAGATAATGGTGGTGCTATTGGTGTTGATGATGGTACATTAACGGGTAGTGGAGGAGAAGGTCGTACACATACAGGAAAGGCTGGTGAAGCGGGAACTTATTCGGCAATTGGTGGTGATGGTGGTGATGGTGGAGAATGGGAAGGAGGAGTGAGTGAGCAAGATGGGGAAACTGGACAAAATGCTGTATCATGTAATACTGGTTGTGGTGCTGGTGCTGCTGGTGGAGAAGATGGATCAGCTATAGCACAGGGACTTAACACAGGTTGGACTTATGGTACATGGAATGATGGTGATAGAATATTTGGAGAAGTTACAGATCTTGCTCCTTTTTAAAATATCAAAATTTATATATACCTTTGTAAGGTTTTGACGGGAAGCTCTATAATATTTTAAAGGAACCAGTAACGGAACTGGCACAAGACCCCTGAATGGGGTCTTTTTTATGCTATAATATGTTCAACTGAGAAACATTAATGCCATTACGTCCACACCAAATTGATGCTCTGGATGCAATGGTAAAACATTCCAAGGGGCAAATCATCGTACCTACAGGTGGTGGTAAAACCATGTGTATGATTAATGATGCTACTGAGTATCTCAAAGGTTTAACTGCCAAGACAATCGTTGTGGTTGCTCCACGTATCCTATTAGCAGAGCAACTATCATCTGAGTTCTTGGAAGTGATTGAGAATGTCTCTGTAATGCACGTACACAGTGGAGAGACTTCACACTTCAGCACAACTAAGATTGATTTGATTAGAGATTGGGTGGGTGAGCATGTTGGTAGTAAGTTAATCTTCACAACATACCATTCACTTCATAGGTTAATGGAAGCAGATATATTTGTAGATACAATATACTTTGATGAGGCACACAATTCAGTTCAGAGAAACTTCATTGAAGCAGTAGAACATTACTCAATGTATGCTCAGAGAGCCTATTTCTTCACTGCCACACCTAAACACAGTAGAACACCTTTCAAGGCAGGTATGAATGATATTGATATATTTGGTAATGTGATATGCCAAGTGCCAGCACCCAAGTTGGTAGAGCAAGGTTACATCCTACCACCAAAGGTAGAAGTATATGAGTCACGTTTATTAGATAAGCATGAATTGGTTGCAGATAGAGATTGTGAGCAGATGATTGATTCTATTGATAATTTAAAGAAGGATAAGGTATTAATATGTGCTAAGTCAACTAAGCAAATTACAAACTTAGTATCACAAACTGATTTCTGTTATAAGTTGAGAGAACGTGGTTATAATTGGATGTACATTACAGCAAAGACTGGTGCAATTATTAATGGTCAGAGAGTAAGTAGAGATAAGTTCTTTGAGGTATTGAATTCATGGGGTAAGGATGGATGGACTAAATTTGTAGTTCTACATCATAGCATCCTATCTGAGGGTATCAATGTAAATGGTCTTGAGGCAGTTCTATTCTTAAGATCTATGGATTATATCGGTATCAGTCAAACGATAGGCAGAGTCATCCGTAAGGGTGGTGTAGAGAAGACTCATGGATTAGTTTGTGTACCAGTTTATTCTAAGGTGGGTATCTCTACTGCCAGAAAAGTAGAGGCCGTTGTTGATACTATTTTCAACAAAGGTGAAGCAGCAATTTCTACAGTAACAAGATGAACACTACAGCATTTGAAACTATTCAAAACACCTATGAAATTGATACTCTACAAGAGATTGTAGAGCATGGATGTGCTTCAGGTGTGGCACATGATCACATTTATTATGCAGATACTACAAAGTTCTTTGATGATTATGAGGATGAGATTACTGACTACATTACTGATAACTTTGGTAGTGAAATGTTAGTTGAGTTGTTCTCAAACAACGAAGGCAATCTTCGGGGTTATAAGAATGATATAGTATGGACATATATTGAATTGATAGCATCTACTATTATTGATGAATATGAGGATCAACAATGAGTAAAGAAATTCCTACAACAGAATATATGGTAGATGGATGGGATAGAGGGCCTATTGGTTGCCATCCATATAAGAAAGGTTCACGTCATAATAAAATTGGGATGTGGATTATGTGGATATTTTATGGTATAATTATAGTACAAGTAATCCATCTTATTTTAAATGGTTGATTGGATAAAAGGATATGAAGATAAACATTCAAATCCTGTATATAAACGTGCTATTAACCCAGACAAGTGGGAAGTAAGTGCTGATAGATTTATTATGTACCGTTATGGTGAAGGTAGTTCCATAGATATTAAGGTCTTAGATTCTAAGACTGATTTTGCTCATCATTTAAATATAACTGTTGAGGATGGTAAGTTAAAGGCAATAGCATCGGAGCAAACTAAATGAGGGATACAATTCTATATGGAGATTGTAGAGAGACTTTAGGAACACTTAAGGCACAAATATCTATTGGTATTGTCGAAAGACCAAGAATGTGTGTCACATCACCACCATACTACGGACTAAGAGATTATGGTGGGCAAGATAATCAAATAGGATTAGAACAATCTCCAGAAGAATATGTTAATCAGTTAGTTGAAGTATTCAGTAGTGTAAGAGATTGTCTTGCTGATGATGGTACATTGTGGGTGAATATAGGAGATGGGTATTATAACTATAAGTCAGGAACAGGAGAGTATGCTAAACAATCATTTGCCAAAGGTAGACAAGATTTACCCTATAAGAATCCTAAGAGGGCAAATAAGTTAGAGGGATATAAAGATAAAGATTTAATTGGAGCTCCTTGGATGTTTGCTTTTGCAATGAGAGCAAGTGGATGGTGGTTAAGACAAGATATAATATGGAGTAAACCAAATCCAATGCCAGAGAGTGTCAGGGATAGATGCACCAAGTCACATGAATACATGTTCTTATTCAGTAAGAGTAGAGATTACTATTTTGATGTGGATTCTATTAAGATACCCACTGTGGATGGTGAAGGGTTAAAACGTAAGAAAAGTGTATGGGATGTAAAGATTAAACCATACAAAGAGGCTCATTTTGCCACCTATCCTTCAGAATTAATTGAACCATGTATTTTGGCAGGTAGTGAAAAGGGTGATATAGTATTAGACCCATTCATGGGGTCAGGCACGACTGCGATGGTTGCCAAGTCATTAGGTAGAGATTACATAGGATGTGAGTTACATGAGGACTATGGTAAACTAATTCAAAAGAGAATTGGAGAAACACAAGAACCTACTTTAAGCATTTTAGATATTATATGAAGACAGTAGAACGGCATAGTTATGATGGTAATAATATAATAAAAACAAGAAGACTTGTCTTTGAACCTTATAATTTTAGTCCAGTAAATATGTGTCTGGTAATGGGATTGATACAACAGAATCTTAAACCTGAGTTACTCAAACGTAAGAAGTTAAAGTATAAGGATAATCCTACACAGTATTATGGACACTGTTATCATGCTACACAGGCATTATATTATTTGATGGATACTGATAGATTAGTTCCTATGAGTGGTGAGGATTACAGAGGAGAGAAGCACTGGTGGTTAGATGATAATGGTAACACCTATGATTGTACTGCGGAGCAATACTGGACGGTTGGTAAACTGCCACCCTATCATGTGGGTAAGAAATCTAAGTGGTATGGATGGAAGCAAAGACCCCAACAAATATCATTAGATTTAATGGTGAAGGTGTTGGGTGACAGATTACATACTGTCACATAGTCACACCATTCCATATAATATGGTATTATAATATGTACATACCAAACGAGGAAACTCCTATGAGATGCGAAGTCAAACTTTTTGTTGCTGGTCGTGTTTTCACTGAAGAAGTTGAAGCAGCCAATTATGATGATGCTAGAGAGACAGCCCTCGCCAGAAATCCAAAGGCAACCGTAGTTAGTGTAAATGCGAAATTCTAATTATCAAACCTTCTATAAGAAGGCAATAGATGAGAAGAAGGGGTATGTAACCAAAGACGGTGCATGGGCAGCAGTTCCCATTATGGGTAGTAAGCAATTTGCTATTATTCATAATGGTGAGCGTGTCCATACATCAAGAAACTTTGACTTTGCCAAGTCATACATACTGAAAGAAAAGAGGAAAAAATGAGTGAAACTAAGCAAGAAAAGTGGGATCGTGGGAAGACTTTATTTCTTGAATCAGTTTTTAAACCTGATGATAGATTGAGGGGCTGTGCCCACAATCAAGAATGTTACCATGAACTCATGGAGATAAGAGAGCAAGTCATTGAAATGGTAAGAGCAATGCCTAATCCACATGCAGAAGCATTAGAATTTGGTAAGAAGAATAGTTTTAAAACTCCTACTGTTACCACTCCAGCAGGAGAAATAAGTGAAACATTAATGAGTGGAACATTAGGAGATTATTATAGGAGTAATACAAAATGGCGATAGATGATGATGTGAAGATTACTATCAACCTTAACAAGTTGGTAGAAGTAAGAGCAAAACTCTTGACTCAGTATGAAGACTACTCAAAAGCAGTAGCAACTGGTGAGTATCTTGATGAGAATGATGTGGATAGAATAGCCACTAAATTAAGAGAAACTCTAACATGGGATACACTCTACTTTATGGTAGATGGTGCGATACTAGATTATATGGGTTTACATAATCCAGATAAACCTCATTATGGTGAGAGAAGTATTGAAACTGTTGAGATAACAATGGAGAAGGAAAGGAAGGCAAGAGAGAAAGAG